GCGGTGTATTCATACATAGCCCCCAAAGTGCGTGTGGCGCGTAAATGGTTTAAAGAGGAGCACCCAAATAGACCGATACTAAAAATATTTTCGGTGGGTGTTAAAGAATATTCCGTCGATGCGGAGAAATACTATGCCTTATACGAAGAGTCCTAGACCGTACAAACACGAGTACGAAATGCAAAAGAAGCGTGGCGAGAATCCTGATCGGATGGAACGCCAACGTGCCCGTAGAAAGTTAGACAAGGAAGGTGTCAGCCGTAAAGGCAAAGACATTGACCACGTCAAGATGTTGAGCAAAGGCGGTAGCAACGCCGATGGAATCAGATTAGTATCACCCTCAAAGAACCGTGCACGTAACGGACACAAGAAGGGCGAGAAGTAAGTAGTTGTAGTACCGCAGTACACAATTCGAAACACCGCAGGCTATTGTGAAAATGTCACTTTAGCCTGTTCCCCCTTGGAGCAAGCATGCAAATCATCGAAGACAAAGCACTGTTATTAAAAGTGCGATACCCGGAACGGATCACGGAAGTGATACCGAAGAGTAAAGTACTGAACAGCGGCGAGGTGCTGGTCAAGTGGGGGCTGGAGGAAGCGCAGGTGTTGAAGAACCTGCGTATCAAGAATGTGCCGTCACCCATCATGTCGCACTACCACTGGCCCGGCCTGTACCGCCCGTTCGATCACCAGAAAGAAACCGCATCGTTCCTGACGTTACACCGCAGGGCGTTCTGCTTCAAGCGGACTATCTGATGTCGCTAGGCCACATACGTAGAGTGCTTGTCCTGTGTCCGCTGTCGATCATGCAGTCGGCTTGGCAGAATGATTTGTTTAGGTTCGCCATGCACCGCACGGTGGCGATTGCCCACAGCCACTCCCGCCAGAAGAGAATCGATGCAGTATGCAGCGATGCGGAGTTCGTCATCTGTAACTTTGATGGGCTAGACATCATTCAGGAAGCGGTTAGACAAAACGAGTTTGACCTGATTGTTGTCGATGAAGCCAACGCTTATAAAACTGTTTCCACAAAACGGTGGAAGGTGTTGAATCAAGTACTGACCCCCAGTACGTGGGTGTGGATGATGACGGGCACCCCTGCTTCGCAGTCTCCAACGGATGCATACGGGCTGGCGCGTGTCGTTAACCCATCGTCGGTGCCAAGGTTCTTCGGGTCGTTCCGAGACATGGTGATGCAGAAGATCACAACCTTCAAGTACGTCCCACGCCCACAGGCGGAGACCATCGTACATAACGTATTGCAACCGGCGATCAGGTACACCAAGGAAGAATGCCTTGACCTGCCAGAGATGACGTACACCACGCGTAACATACCGCTCACCCCTCAGCAGATGAAGTATTACGAGACGCTGCGTAAGCACATGGTGGCGGTCGCTGCCGGGGAAGAGATCACAACAGTCAACGCTGCTGCCAGTCTGAACAAACTCCTACAGCTCTCTTGTGGTGCGGTGTACTCTGATAGTGGGGAGGTCGTTGCCTTCGATGCATCTAATCGCGTTGCAGCATTGAAAGAAGTTATCGATGAGGCTACGCACAAGGTGATTGTGTTCGCCCCCTATAAACATAGCATTCATATAATTAGCGAAGAGCTAAAGAAGTCTGGCTACACCTGCGAAGTGATTAGCGGGGATGTATCTGTTGGTAAGCGCACCGAAATCTTTGCCAAATTCCAAACAGAACCTGACCCAAAAATTCTGGTAATCCAGCCACAAGCCGCCTCGCATGGTGTAACCTTAACTGCTGCCAACGTGATTGTGTATTGGTCACCCGTCATGAGCGTGGAGACTTATCTGCAAGCTAACGCACGAACCCACCGTGCCGGGCAACGCAACCCCTGTACCGTAGTTCACCTGCAAGGCTCCCCCGTAGAGAAACGTATGTACGCCATGTTGGAGGCGAAGATTGATATTCACTCCCGCGTGGTCGATCTCTACAAAAATTTCCTTGACCCTATTGACAGTGTCAAAGAATAGTTCTAATCTGTAGCCGTAGTTACCCTTGGAGATCGACATGACTGAAGAAGCACTAGCAGAGGTGCCTGTCATCCCAACCGATAAGCTGGTCAAGGCGTACATCAAGATACGCGATGCCCGTAAGACGTTGGCTGACAAGTACGAGAAAGAAGACGCTGACCTCAAAGAGTCGCTGGAAGCAATTGAAAGCCAGCTTCTCGAAGCATGCAAAGTGGTCGGCAGCGATAGTTTACGAACACCATTCGGTACGGTCAGCCGCCGTGTAGCAAAGCGGTTCTGGACAAACGATTGGCATTCGTTCCACGAGTTCTTGAAGGAGCACGAAGCCTTGGAGTTACTGGAGAAGCGAATCTCGCAATCCAACATGGCTACGTTTCTTGAAGAAAACCCTGACCTGCATCCGCCGGGTCTCAATGTTGACAGCCGTTACGCGGTTGTTGTTCGTCGTAAATAAGGAGAAAGACAATGAGCGAACTTGCTCTATTTAATCAGAATCTTCCAGCACACCTGCGTAACGCGGAGATGGATGAAACAACCAAAGCCCTGATGGGTAGTGGCGGCGGTGGCAGTAAGCGCATCTCTATCGAGGGCGGCGTATGGCGCATGATGGTCAACGGCAAGGAAGTTGCACAGAACGAAGACCGTGCAATGAATGTAGTCATCGTTGCCGCTGCACAGAAAGTCTCGCGTATCTTCTACGCAGGCACCTACAAGAAAGGCGTTATCAGCGCCCCAGATTGCTGGTCACCTGACGGCGAAGTGCCAGATGCCAAAGCCAAGAACCCGCAGAGCAAGTCGTGCGCTACCTGCCCACAGAACGTAAAGGGTTCGGGCAACGGCGATACACGTGCATGCCGCTTCCAGCAGCGTCTGGCTGTGGTGTTGGAGAACGATGTTGCTGGTGATGTGTACCAGCTTGCGCTGCCATCCACGTCGATCTTTGGTGCAGGCGAGAACGGTAAGTGGCCTCTGCAAACCTACGCCAAGATGATTGCAAGCAAGGGTGTGCCTATTACGTCCGTCGTAACAGAGATGCGCTTCGACACTAGCAGCTCGACACCGAAGCTGACATTCAAGCCGGTACGTTATCTGGAGACGGATGATTTCAATACCGCACTGGAGCAGGGCAAGTCACCAGCAGCTATCAGCGCAATCACCATGACTGTCGCACAGACCGATGGTGTTAAGGATGATGGCGAGGAGTTCGAGCAGAAAGCGCCTGCCGCCAAAGTTGAAGCAGCCCCAGAAGTACCAGAGCCTACTAAACGTGCGAGCAAGAAGGAGGAAGCCCCAGCACCCAAGAAGGACGTAAGCAAAATCCTCGAAGAGTGGGATGATGAGTAACGGGTACGCATCCCGGTTCATTAAGACTGTGAATTCAGCGGACACCAACAAGCTTGGTGTCCAGCTTGGCAACCTGTGCATAGAAAACGACATACCAGCACAGGATGTGGCGGATCACTTTGAAGTTACACGCGCCACCATATACAACTGGTTCAAGGGGGTGACTAACGTCCCGCCTACGTATCAGGAAGAAGTTGCCAAGGTTGTGAAAGTGCTGCTGGATAAACGGAAATAGTGCAGGTTTGGGGGGCTAGGGCGCGCACCCGAAGAGGGTAGTTGCCGTCACTATCCCTGCCCACCCATTTTTAAAAGACGGTTTGGGGCGGCTATGCTTACGAGGACAGACTTCCTGTCTTTAGTTCTACCACCTACGGGGCACTATTGCGTAGTGGGGCTAAAGAAGGATGCAAAACCAAAACAAATATTCGTGTCGTCAGTAGAGGAGATTGATCTCTATGCGGATGCGCTGGTGCATAAAGGGTACGACGCGTACTTTGCACTTGCTTCGTTCACTGAAGATGCGGGACGGACTGCTGCCAATGCAGCACAACTAAATTCTTTCTTTCTCGATCTTGATTGCGGCCTTGGTAAGCCCTACGCTGACCAAGCGGATGGTATTGCTGCGCTCAAAGAGTTCGTGAAAAAAGTTGGTATGCCAAAGCCAACTGCGATTGTGAACTCCGGACGTGGGGTGCATGCGTACTGGGTAGTAGAGCAGCCTATCGAGAAAGCCGAGTGGCGTGGATTAGCGGAAGGTCTCAAGGCACTGTGCACGGCGCACAACCTGCATGCTGACCCAGCAGTCACCGCTGACGTTGCGCGTATCTTGC